TTAAAGGGGCGTCTTTTTCTCTGGTTTATAGACTCTAAGAATCTCAACTTTTTTCGGTACGAATTCCTTTTTTGCAGCAACGTAGCTGGATACAATTATGATGTCTGCAATAATGTCTCGTTTTCCGTGGACTTTATTTGGATCGACAGCTTCATCCAGTACAAATTTTATTCTTTTATCAATTTTTCCTGGGACAATCCCTGCCCAAGATCTTGACTGGCTATCTTTGTCGCTTGCCCATATTTCCACTTTAGTCTTCAGGATAGTTTCGTTTTGCTGCTCCAGTTCTGGTGGTTCGTAAACTTCAGGAGTTTCTTTGATGAACTCGGGTGTGATTTTTAGATCGTCTGACTCGTTAAACACTACCGAGGCGTCATCTTCCAATTGAGCAGGAGCTAAGGCGGCTATCGCTTCTTGACTGGCTTTTTTCTTGTCGGTGGTTCTATTGAGGATCTTATCTATGGCCTGTGCCGAGATATTCATTGTCCCGCCAGTCTGCACAATGGCTCCATGATGTGCGTCTATATGTGTCATTGGTTTACCTGCATTGCCCTGGCCAATAATGGCATTTCGCACACCAAAACCTATGTAGGCCGCAACGCCAAGGCAAACAGCACCTGTTAGAACTTTATTGTTCTCAAACATTTTAACAATAACCTCTTTTGCCTGTTCGTAGTTCTCTTCGGTCTTGAATAATACCTTTACAAGTAAATCCTCGTAAAGGCTACCAGATTCAATTTTAGATACGAGAACATTTATCTCTATAACAATGATACCTTCACAGGCTTCTTCTATAAAAGGACCTACCCTTTTTAGTAATTTTTCGTATGCAAGTAAGGATGTTACCAGTTGTTCGACGGGTACAGGGTTCTTGTTGGTGAATTTAATTTTATACGGCACTTCTATTTCGTTTAAAGCGATATCCATTAGGTTATGTCCTTCTTTTTTAGGCTGGCGGTGTCATTTAAAATACAACAAAAATCACGCTGCCTTCTCGTCCTGTGATTGATCCCCTTGACGACGGGTACCATCCTCGCAATCTTCCTTTTTCATCCTGGCTATTTCTTTCTTTATAATTGCCATATCATCTTCCATTTCCTGTAGCTTCTTTTCGGAGGCATCCGCACGTTTTTCGGCAGCGATGGCGTGATCAAAATACCTGATATTTCGCTCCAGGGCATCAAATGCTACAGGGTTGCCGCTGGTCAGTACCCGCCTTGCTCCCTCCATCAGGGATGCTATTTCTGGATCTGGGTCGAGGATTTGTTGTTCTTGTTGGTCTGTGATGTATCGAGGGCCTATTCCTGAAACAAGCCAATTTAAATTAACTTTATAGGTATTACAAATGTTGTTTAGAGCGTCTGCGGTTGGAGGACGACCTTTACTTATGTAATTATTGAAAGTTGCCTGTTTTAGGCCAGCGTTTTCAGCAAAAGCCTTGCGATTTCCTTTCGCTTTTTCGTTTACGAGGATAGATAACCGGTCAGCAATAACCATGTTTGTAATTTTACCCTTGCATAAACCACGTATGTAGTTTATGACTATCTATAGATTAAGTTTTATTAGACAAACCAAAAGCAAAAAAAAGAGAGGTAATTATGAACCCCGTTTTTACTGTGTCTCAAGAGAGCGTTACCATGTTTGGCAAAGCCTTTATGTCTGACGAACTGACAGAAGGCGAAAGGGTTAAGGTCATGGTTGATCCGCTCACTCCTGATAGTGTTTATGTTTATTCTTTAGGTGGACGGTTCCGGTGCATTGCCCAACGTGTCCACCACGGCCGCCAGGTCACCCAGTAATCTAGATAACCCAAAACAAAAAAAAAGAGGTTTACATGCGAGTTACTAAAACTATCACAAAACATGGGGTTATGATTAGTGGTATGCAATTCTGTTCTCCCGATTTTGATAAGCACGTAGGTGAGTGCGTGACTGTCTCTTTCACAGGTAATGTACCGCCTTCACAGTTGGTTGGTTATGTGGGCGATCGAGCAGTCGAGTTGCGAGCAGGGCGTTCAGGTGAAAAGGTATTTTTTCCAGCGCTGGGTCAATATGTTTACTGTCGCTAACCATTGGATCTTCTTTCCTCAATGGTCTGTTTTGCGTCTTCCAGGGCCGTGTAGATTGATGGTACCAAGGTACTGATTATGTTCATGGCGTCTGTATCTTCGCGAAAAGATTTACCGCAACGGATGTCACCGTTGGCAACAAAAGCAGCGGCTAATTGGACTGCGTTTGAAAAGAGTTTTTCGTCGCACATAATGTTTTCTCCATATTTAAGATGATTGTTATACAAAAAAGAGTCCTTATGAATAACCTCCAAAAACTAATAAAATTACGCGGCCTTACTGTCCAGGGAATTTCCCATGATATAGGGCACGGCTACCACCATGTACAGAAGGTTGTGAAGAAAACCCGTTACAAGCGTAAAAATGGTACTTTTGGCACCTATAAAAATACGGCTGTGCAGCAAGCTGTAGCAACCAGGCTGGGTCTTACTTACGAGCAGGCCTGGGGGGGTACCTCACGCGCTTTTCTACAACGGTTGATTTGTAAGGAAATCAAAGCGTTTGCTAAGGCAGAAGCAGCGAAACAAGAGCACAATTTACAAAAACAATTTTTCCCTCCAAACAGGATACCGGAAAAACAAGGCTGCTGCAATGTCTAAGCGTAAAAGAAAAATAGACAATAGGCAAATGAGCCTTTTGGACGTATTGAAGAGTGTTTCGGCAGCTGATACTGAGGCGTCGCAAGAAGGGCATTTTGATATTGCAAACAAACTCCGGCTTGCCCTTATAGCGGCGATTAAACAATGTTCCCTCTCCCGGCATCAGATCGCCGGTGAAATGAGCCATCTTCTTGGCCATGAAGTATCAAAAACTACCATAGATACCTGGACGGCAGAGTCCAAGGAACGGAACAGGATACCAGCAGAGTATTTGCCGGCTTTTTGCAGGGTAACCGGGGATAGAGAGCCGATCAGGCTGCTCGCAGAGCGTGGAGATATGTTTGCTATGCCTGGCCCTGAGGCCTTGAGGGCCGAGATACAGAAATTTACGGAACAGGAAAGTAAGGCCAGGGCTGAGAAGCGTAAGCGGATGCGGTTTCTTGAGGAGATGGAGGGGTAAACCACCGAAACAATGAGTGATGAACGTAAACCAGATGCCATCTGGCGGTTTTGGGTTGCCGAAGCAAATGGCAAGAAACTACTTAAAATTGAACTTTTCCAGGCACGACAGTGGCGATCGTCGGCGACGATAAGCAAGCGGAACCGATATCCCTGGTGCCCGATGATGGGGATGGAATACTGGACAAAATATTACCGGCTGAGGATCAACGGCCGATGGCGGCAGAAGGAAGGCTATAGATTCCGGTTTTTCACCCTGGTGGAGAGTCTGGAGCTGGCTGAGCAACTTAAACAACAAGAAGAGTACGGGAGAGAAATGCTATGAGCGGTGCAGTGAATATTAAACCTTTGAGTAAGCAGGAAGAGCGAAAACTGAAAGAGCTGGAGGCTGTTATTGATACCCACCAGCGTGGTTTTTATGCGGTTGGTATGGCTCTTGCCGAGATCCAGGCGGAAAAGTTATATCGTTTGCAGGCTGATACCTTTGAGGTTTATGCGAACGAAGTTTGGGGTATGGCTGAGCGTACTGTCTATCGGTATATCAACGCTGCTCTGGTTTATGAAAACCTGCGCCATGGCGCAGGAAATGAAGCTTCCGAAAACCTGACCCATGGGTCAGGTTTTAAACAAGAAGACCTCCCCGCCAACGAACGCCAATGCCGCCCCCTAACCTCCATTGCCCCAGAAGAACAACCCGAGATCTGGCTCCTCGTCATCCAAACCGCCGAAAAAGAAGACATCCGAATCACAGCCGCCCTGGTCAGCCGCTGCGTCTATGAATACAAAGGCGAAAAGTTCCGCAACAAACTCCAGGAAGCAAAGGAAAAACTGAGCGGCGGTACCGTTAAGGAACATGGCACCAATATTTCACCGAAGATGGATCTATCTTTTAGAACCATGCTTTCCACAATCGAAGAGGAGATGGCTTCCAGGTGGCGCCACACCAGTAAGGAGGTTGTGCAGAACTTGCTGGAAAATCTTCTTACAGCAGTCAGAGACCTCTAGGAAAAAACCATGGAACCAACTGCTACACTTACACATATCTCAGAGGCAACAGGCGTCCACCGGACGTCTGTTGCCCGCAAACTGGATAAAAACGAGACCCCTTTTATCTGGAATAACGGCAAAAGCGGCAAGGTAAAACTCTATTTTGTTAATCAGTTGCCCCGTGATTTACGGATTGATATCGCAAAACACAACGCTATGCCATCATGCGACACCGTCTTGCATGATAAGGCTGCTACTTTCGGTATCGAAGCTGCAAAAGAAATGCTTGTAGATGCAGCTGAAGAAAAAGAGCGACGGCAGATTGCAAAAGAAGACGGGCTGGCCATGTTTGAACTTCTCTCTGAAGACAAAAAAGCCCTTGCCTATGCCCGGCGTGATCTTTTATCTGCATGTTCAAGCTTTGTCATGGCAGCGGGATACAAGGTCAGAAGAGGATCCACCCACAGTAAAAAAGGTTTTTTTGCCTTTATTGAGAAATACAATAGCGGTCACCTGAATCTTGACGACGAGATCCGCAAGGTGGTCGGAAAGTCAATCAGTTATTCCACACTCAACAGGTGGCGTAAAAACTACGATAAACACGGATTAATCGGCCTTAAAAGCAACAATTACAACCCAAGAAAAGGAAATACAAAGCTAACCGAGGAACAGCAAAAAAAGGTCCTGGATATAATGATAAAGAATCCGGCCACCAGCTGTGAAAATATCCGCAAGGCTCTGCTTGGCAGGTTCCGGAAAAATGTTCCAAGCACAGATGTCATAAGGCGTTTTTGTGCTAATTGGACTTCCGAAAACCAGGAATTCTGGCTGTTTTTAACTAATCCGGACGAATGGCGGAATAAGAGGATGTTCGCATTCGGCTCCGCGTCTGAAAAAGTAACAGCCTTAAATGGTCTCTGGGAGGCTGACTCCACACCTGCAGACCTGATGCTGACCGATGGCCGCCATTCTCTCATCGGTATGAATGATGTCTACAGCAGACGGATGAAGTTTTTTGTCTCGAGGACATCCCGGGCGACAGCAGTTGTGTCATTGATCAGGCGCTGCATACTTGATTGGGGTGTGCCCGAGATCCTCAAGACGGATAACGGCAAAGACTATATTTCCAATCATGTTGTGCGGGTTCTGGATGCCCTGGATATTGAACAGGTGCTTTGCACTCCGTTCAAGGGTGAAGAAAAACCACATATGGAACGCGGTTTTCGGACGTTTCTACATGGCCTCGTTGAGCTGATGCCCGGCTATATCGGCCATAATGTTGCAGAGCGTAAAGCGATTGAAGCCAGGCGCACCTTTGCTGAAAGAGTGATGAACAAAGGCAGTGATCCTGTTCAGGTCAACATGAGCAGCGAAGAGCTGCAGACTTTTTGCGATAATTGGACTGAGCATGTTTATCACCATGATCGACATGGCGGTCTTAATGGGGAAAAGCCGATAGAAATTGTGCGTTCCTGGACAAAACCTATAAGACGAATCAGTAACACCAGGGCACTGGATATGCTGCTGATGCCGGCCCCAACAAGCGGTGGTGAAAGAACCATCGGCAAGAAAGGTGTCCAGGTTGAAAACCGCTATTACCAATCGCCTGACTTTGCAGGGCATGTTGGCGATAAAGTGTTTGTGTTGCTCGACCCGACTGATCTGGGCACTATCTACATTTACCTGATCAACGAATCTGGTGAAAAGTCGTTCCTCTGTCCGGCAATTGACCCGATCTACACCGGCATTGACCGCAAGGAATTTTACACCAAGTCGAAAAATCATCAGGCAAAACTGATGCGGGAACGCAAACGTCAGCTTCTCAAGGAAACAAAAAGTGAAGGTGAGCGTGAAGCCTATAAGGAATATATCGACTATCGCAAAGAGCAGGTGGATAACATCATCAATTTCCCGGAAAAATCAAACGAGCACACGTCTGCCGGTCTGGAAGAAGCATACCGGGCACTTGATATCATCGACAATCAGTACATCTCGGAAGATCCGCTTGAATTAACCGTTGAGGAAGAACTTGCTGCTGAAAAAATTCTATTGGAGACCGCACCGGGAGCGAAAAAAATAAGTGTAAATGTGGTGGATGCCCGTGGTGATTTTTATAGCAAACAGCTCAAAGATTCAGAGCAGTCAGGGTGGGACGCCCTGGATGGTTGGGAACGGTTTGAATATCTGCAGAACCTGCCTGCCATGACTGAAACGCAGCGGAGATGGGTCGAGTATTACAAGACTACCAGTGAATATGAGACGCTTCGGGATATTTATGAAGAAGATGCCCAGACAAGATCAGCATAAAAACACGTAAACAAAAAAAAGCCGTGCTGGAACACGGCTACAATATAAGACGGGGATACCCCCAAAGAATAAGGAGGATTATAGCGGATGCGAGTGAAAACGACAATAACTAAAAACATCAAAGCCTATCTGGTGGCCATGGGGGCACAGGAGGAGCGCAGCCTTAATGTTGAAGGAATGTCTCTACTTCGTGGCAGACCAGGGGAAGGCAAGACCTGGGGAACTGCATTTGTGTGCAACCGGGTAAACGGCGTCCATGTCAGGGCATTGAGAACCTGGAGTATCAGTTCCATGCTTGCAGCCATGGTTAATGAGCTTGGCGGTAAACCAAGTCGTTTTATAAATCCGATGTTTGAATTTGTGGTCAAGCAGCTGAAGGTGACCAGACGTTCACTATTTATTGATGAAGCAGATTATCTGAACGAGGCCATGATCGATGTGGTGCGGGACATCTACGATCTCAGCAGGCGTCCAGTGGTCATGATCGGGATGGATGATATTACCCGATCACTGGCGAACAATGAACGTTTCATGCGCAGGATCACCCAGGATATTCCATTCAAACCACTTGATATCAACGACACCCGTTTAGTCTGTGATGACAAATGTGAAGTGGGTGTTGCTGACGATTTGCTGGCTAGATTACACACAGAGTCAGGAGGGAATATCGGATTGGTGACAAATGGCCTGGCAGCCATAGAACGCCACGCCAAGAGCAGCAATATTGACAGTGTAGACCTGGAAGGCTGGGGTAAACGTAGACTTTTCTTTGACTCCCGGAGCGTATAAATGGCAGGGAAGAAAGGAATGCAACGGCGTTTTGCCGGCAATACAGCAAGGAACAGGGCATGGAAATCCATGCGTATTTTCGTGGTGTTTACCTCTGTGGAAATCGCTGCAACAGCAGAAATCACCTTGCCGAATCTGTGGAAATACCTGCGGATACTTAAAAAGTGGGGATATGTCGAAGATATCGGCCCTGTGGGGAAACCAACCAGGCCGGGATACACCAGAAAATACGAACTGATCCAGGACACAGGTCCAGAGGCTCCATTACCCCACGGGAAAGGAGGGTTGCGCGACCTGAACACTGGTGAGATTTTTGGAGCGGATGACTAATGGACTGGAAAGAATTACTGGAAAACGCAATCGAGGCAAGCAGCCAGGCAGCTGTAGCTAGAAAAATCGGCTACAGCGCGTCGGCAGTGAACCAGGTGTTGCAGGATAAATACCAAGGAAATACCAAGAGAGTTGCGGCAAAGGTCGTTGAAATATATGGCAATGAGATCGTGTCCTGCCCTGTTTTGGGGGATATCCCTTTAGGGCGTTGTGCTCTTGAGCGACAGATGGAATTTTCAACGGCAAATCCCACTAGAGTGGAGTTATGGGATGCTTGTCAAACCTGCGATAAAAACGCTTTTTAACATCGGTTAAAAAACACTTAAAGAGGTGTTCAATGAGTAATCAAATCCAAGAAGCAGCACGACAGATACTCGGTGACGTGAGTGATATCCAGGCCGAACTCAGTATGACCGGATCAGCCGCCATGAATATCAGGCTGGCAGCAATCCGTGAAAAAGCGGCGTTTTTGTACGAAGGCAACAAAGGTGTTGAGACGATTATCGGAGGGTACGAACAAGCAGCACGAACCAGTCTCATGCTGTTGTCTGATGAAATTTGGCAGGTAGTGGAGGATGTTGATGATGCCAAGTTAATACGGGTATCTCACTTGTGTGAGGCTTTCTTGAGCCGGTGTCAAGTCTATTTTGAGCGTAAATCACGAGCTATCAAGGAGGGATCAGATGTCTGTTAAAGATGAAAAAGGGAACTGGATTGATGGTGTGGGCGCAGCAATCCCGCCAAAATACATAGATCCTGTGGACAAAAAACGGGACCAGCTTGTTGAAAAAGAGCTGAAAGCAGCTCTGCTTATGCAGGACCGCCTTGCAGCATTTAAAAAAACAGTGCTGGGTGACATCGGTAAATATCTGGACTGGCTGGCGGCAAAGCATGGTGAAGAGACCCTGTCACCAGGTGGAAATTATATGCTCACAGGATTCTCCGGCAACAAACGGCTACAGATCAAAGTCAATAAGGTGATCGAATTTGACGAGCGTCTGCAGCTGGCAAAGAAGAAGATAGATGCCTGTCTTGAGCGTTGGAGCCAGGGCGCAAATGATAACTTTAAAGTTGTTGTCTTTGATGCATTCAAGGTCGATCGTAAAGGAAATGTTGATACAAAGCGGATCCTGGGCCTGCGGAAGCTGAAGATCAAGGATGCAGAATGGGTTGCCGCCATGGATCTGATCACCGAGGCCATTACAATTACAGGTAATCGAAGTTATCTGATGTTCCAAATGAAGGCAAACAAAGACGCGGAATGGGAGACTGTGCGTCTGGATTTGGCGGGAGTATAGCAATGATAAAGCTACGAAGAGCAATTAAAAGCCATGCCGGAATTTCTGCAGAATGCCCAGTTGAAGGCGATTGCCAGGGGACACAGGTATCCCAGGGGAAAATGATCACGTTCACCTGTCTGCACTATGTTGGTACCCAGGAAAAAGAAGACGGTTTACATGTGCATTGCAGCTATGCAGGACCGGAATGTAAAAATTGATATTAAGGCGAAATCCCGCAGTTGCGGGATCGTCGGAGTGTCGTGGCTCCGGCCTGATGATGCCAGCGTAGCAGAGGAGAAAACAATAAATGAAAAACATAAAACCATACAGATTGATCGTGTCCATCCCGGTTGAAATTGACCTTAACGAACTGTTGGCAGGATATAAACTCAACACCACTATTGCAGAAATTAAAAAAAACATTGGGAAATACATCCGCGATGAAATGAAATCGTATAGTGGCGTCCCAGGAGAAGAGATACCCATTCCAGCCGGTGAGGCAATCATAGGTAATTTACAGGAGTGGGATCTTACAAGTTATGACGACTAATAAAGGTAATCAACACCCCAAGGAGCAAGATACAAAAGTCGAGCTGCCTTGCTGCAAAGCATATGGCCGCAAAGATCTCTGCACTGTGGAATGGTGCAGGAAAGCACGAGGCGACTGGTGTAAAGATTCTAAGGGCAAGATATGTCGCTGGAGAAATATATGAAACTGATCTGCCCTGGCTGCGGAAGCGTGGCCAGCGCCGAAAGCTGGCTCAATGATGCGCTGTGCCGTGAAACTTTGCTGGCTGTGGCAAAATTGCCAGCGCCTTTACCACTTGCCACCCTTGGCTATATCTCTCTTTTCCGGCCTGGGACACGCGCACTTACTTGGAAAAAGGCAAAGCGTCTGGTGATTGAGGTCTCTGCCCTTGCGGAACTTGGATATGTCCAGATCCAGGGCGAGGTTGCGCGGCCATGTCCTCCCAGGATCTGGGCACAAGCCATGGAGCAGATGCAGGAGCGTCGAGATGGTCTGACCTTACCCATGCCCAACCATACCTACCTAAAAAAGGTCGCATGGGGCCTTGCGGATCAGCAGGATGCGGCAGCAGAATCAACGCGCAGAACCCAGGAGGCTCAGGGGTTTGTTAATAAACAGGTGGCGAGGCTTGTGGCTGTCCGAAGCCCTATGGATGACTATATGCAGTGTAGGAGGGACACCAAGCCCACGGATGAGGAAATGGATGCGTGGAAGAAGAAGAGGTTTGAATAGTGGCTATTGAAATAGAGAAAAAAACATATGTGACAATTACAGCAGAAGAATTTCTCGACAAACTTGATGATTCAGATACCTGTGAGGTTATTTGTGCAGTTGCCGAAAAGTACGATAAAAATTTTACAAAGCGAAACACGATGGCCCGTGAATTTGCTAACAACTTGAGCGAAAATGGATGTCGGTTTCTGGCAGAAGTTATTTCTCACCATTACGCGAGGCAAGAAAAATGAGAGTAACAGTCTTTTCAAACGGTAGTGAATTTGAATCGTGGCGGAATATTAATTGTGATCAATGCGTAAAGGATTGTCCGCATGATGGAAACGGTAATTATGGAGATGCTCTTTGTGACATAGAAGATGCTTTGGCTTTTGCCTCAATTGATGACGGAAAGATAGAGAAGGAACTCGCAGACAGGGCAAACCTTCCTTTCTATGCGGACAGCATTCATTGCTCTGAATTCGAGGCAAGATAACGATGAAAATTAAAACAGACCAGCTCTCAAAAGCCTCTTTGGTCATCATTGTAGATGCTGCAAGAGAACAAAAAATAGTCGGTGAGACCTTTATTGCCCAGGCCTATAACATTACTTTGAGGGACCAATGCAACGACATCCACCGACAAATGAAAGCGATCGACAAAAAGCTGGAAGATAAAAAGCTCTCTCGAAAAGCATATGCAACGCTTGTGAAGAAATATAACAAACTGGGGCGATTGGGCACCAAGAAGCTCCAACAACTTGAAGAACTGGAATCACAAGAGGTTTGAATGATGTCGGTCAGGGAACAATGCCTAAAACTGAGCAAGGCGGAATTGGTGGAGCTGATAAATGACAGGTCGTTTTGGTGGCATATTACCGAAGCTGATATCCTACAGGCTAAAATCAATGTTTTGCACAAAAAAAGAGAAGAAGCGTGGGCAATGTATCTCGAAATGGGGCCTATAAAGACAGATGGATCGTTTGAATCAACTATGTCGCTTATTACGGCTATTTCCGCGCGCGAAGATATCTACAGAAAGTACGAGAAATACCAGCAACGGATTGACCGGTATTACACACAAATCAAGAAATTGAGGAATACATAATGCCACCAACCAACGCCCAATACGCCAAAATCAACATAGCCTGCAAGCAATTAGGCATAGACAAATATGACATCATTGCTGACCGCTACGGGATTGAGTCAACCAAGCAGCTCACCCACCAGCAGACCTTTGACCTCATGCTCCATTTTAAAGCCCTGGGCTGGCAACCAACGCGGAAGAAAAACAGCAAGGCCAGCCCCAAGTATAAAGATGCCGCCATGCGTAAGGTTGTGGCTATCTGGATCACGCTGTACCAAAAGAATGTTGTCAAGAATCCATCAGACAAAGCCTTGCAGGCATTTGTCAAGCGCCAGACCGGCATGGAGACGCTACTCTGGTGCGATCGTGCTCAGGTTCGGGACTTGATTGAGACGCTTAAACAATGGGCAATACGGGAGGGCGTGGACGTTGATTGATAAAGATGAAATAAAAGAGCGCCTGCAAAGTCTCACTCCAGCAATAAAGGAACTGCCGGGCGATTTGCCGCTGTTGGCCAAGATCATCGAAAAGTATCTGCCGGGAAAAGGCGTGGAGGTCGTTTTGGAGATTGTCGGTGAATTCCGGGGGACATATCTGTATTGCCCCACCATCGACAAGTTGGAAAAAGCTGCCAGGAATAGGTTGTTGCTGGAGTTGTACGAACAGGGTGCCAGAGTGCCAGAGTTGGCGCGGGCTGTTGTCCTTACCGAGCGTCAGGTCTGGAATATCCTGGGAAAGGAACCGGTTGACGATCGGCAGGGACGGTTGTTTTAAAATAATGTTGACACAACCCGCCTTTATCCGCTATCCTTACCTTGCAGCCGAAAAAAACGGTTGTACGGGTTTGGAAGCCCGGTATTCAGGCGGACGCAACCGCCACCATGTTTCATGTCTGGTGGTTTTTTTACGTCCACACTCAGCACAGCAAACCCCTTTGGGCGTGGGCTGTGCGGGGAGCCCTCGGGCTCGCCGGTTCCTGGATCCGGTCTTCCAACCCGCACAGTTCCACGCCCATTTTGCGTTTGGAAGCGCTGGGGCGGGGATTATTTCTTAATTCCTATCCAGGAGGTTTTACCATGAAAAAGAAGCACGCAGTAACCATCCAGAACATTCAATCCGCAATTCTCACCCTGCCGGGAAGACCACCATTTATGGTGACCAGACAGCTTGCCGAATTCTATCAGACCGACAGTGAGCGCATTCTCCAGGCGTATCGTCGGAACCTGAAAAAGTTTCCCGAAGATTTTGTTTTTCAGCTCACAAAAGACGAAGTAAAAGCCCTTCAATCTGAAGGGCTTTCAATGAGCCTCACGGGAAGCTTACCTTACGGTTTTTACCGCAACGGCTGCAACATGCTTTCAGCTGTTTTACAGGGTGACGTGGCAGACGAACGCTCCGTCCAGATCATGCGCGCCTTTTCTGCCTTTGAGGAGATGTTCCATGTAAACCGGGAAGGACGTCCAGCCCTTTACACAATGGTTAAAACCGTCGATTACCATCACCTCCTGCAATATTACCACGAGGGCAGAGGAAAAATGAGCGCCATGCCCGTAAGTGTTGAGGATTCAGCAGCCATGAAACAGGATATCCTCTTAGGCATGACAACCGCCCAGGTGGCCAAAAAGTATGACCGCTCCAAGTCCACGGTAAAAAAACACACCAAAGTCGAGCGCGCCAGGATAGTCCTAGAGAAAAGCGGCCAAATGATGCTGCCTTTTGAAGGAGGTAACGCATGAACCAGAAGCAGATCAGTATTATCAAAGAACAACTCACCATTAAAGACGGGCATCCGGTCACCACCAGTTTGAAGGTGGCAGAGGCTTTTGACAAACGTCACGACAATGTTCTACGGGATGCTGAAACCCTTAATTGCTCAGATGATTTCCGTCTACTCAACTTTGAGGAGACGGTCATATATCGTGAAAATCCATCAGGTGGAAAACCTATTCCTTCCAAGGTAATCGAACTAACCAAGGACGGATTTATTTTCCTGGTTATGGGCTATGTCGGACGCAAAGCCGCACGAATCAAAGAAGCATATATATCGGCATTCAACGCCATGGAAGCAGAATTAAACTCCGCCATGTCCGTTACCAAAGCGCAAGCCACCGACGCATTGCTGGAAGTCTTTGCCAAGGCAGGAAACAAAGGCTACCCAGCCTCTTTCCTCCCGGACCTTGTCCGCTATCGCCGTATGGGGCTGTCCTGTGAAAAATGCGGCAAGTTACTTGATATCAGTTCTTCCGCAGTGTCCGTCTGGGGACGCCTGTTGCAGAAAGCCGGTGTTGTTCTCGGAAGTACAAGCGTCAGAACCACAGCCGCCTTTTTCAAGCCTCAATCCTCAAGACAACTTTCTTTGTTCCCAGAGGCAAACTGATGACCGCCGCAAAACCAATAAAAGGAGCCGTGTATTTCTTAATTCCTATCCAGGAGGTAGTATCATGAACGAAGTAACAATTTTCAAATTCAACGAGCAGGTAGTAAGAACCATCAGAGACGAGTATGGAGAACCATGGTTTGTAGCAAGAGACACCTGTGATATTTTAGGACTTGAGAATATAACATGGGCTCTTGAGGGGCTTGATGATGATGAGCTGACCTTAGTTAAACTAAAGTCAGGTGGCCAGAATCATCGAAAAGTATCTGCCGGGAAAAGGCGTGGAGGTCGTTTTGGAGATTGTCGGGGAATTTCGGGGGACATATCTGTATTGCCCCACTATAGACAAGTTGGAAAAAGCTGCAAGGAATAGGTTGTTGCTGGAGTTGTACGAACAGGGTGCCAGAGTTCCCGAGCTGGCACGGGCTGTTGTCCTTACCGAGCGTCAGGTGTGGAATATCCTGGGAAAGAAACCGGTTGACGATCGGCAGGGACGGTTGTTTTAAAATAATGTTGACACAACCCGCCTTTATCCGCTATTCTACCCATGCAGCCGAAAATATCGGTTGTACGGGTTTGGTCGCCCGGAGTTCAAGGCGGACGCTACCGCCATCATGTTTCAGGATCGGCGGTTTTTTTACGTCCACACTCAGCACAGCAAACTCCTTTGGGCGTGGGCTGTGTGGGGAGCCTTCGGGCTCGCCGGTTCCTTGACCCGGTCGACCAACCCGCACAGTTCCACGTCCATTTTGCGTTTGGTCGCGCTGGACGGGGATTATTTCTTAATTCCTTTCAAGGAGGTTTTACCATGCATGAAGTAACAATTTTCCAATATGATTCAAACGATGTCCGCACACTCACAGATGAACTTGGCGAGGTCTGGTTTGTTGCTAAGGATGTTTGCGACATTTTGGCGCTGGCAAACCCATCTGAGGCGGTTAAGGGTCTTGATGATGATGAAGTGAATACCCTAAGAATTTCTGAGGGTATTCAAAGGGGAAATCCTAATGCAAATTGTCTATCCGAGTCCGGCCTTTACACCCTTATTATCCGTTCCAATAAGCCACAGGCTAAACCGTTTCGTCGCTGGGTAACTCATGATGTCCTCCCTGCCATCCGTAAAACCGGTTCCTATGGAATTCCTGGCGCAATTAAAGACATCCCTACAGGAATGACGTTGGTGCCATCAGAGGAGATTTTTGAGTTGTACAGGGATACCAAAAATCTACTGGTGGAAAATAACCGGCTGCTCAGAAAGCAACTTGAGGAGGCAGAAGCCAAAATACCACGCCGAGTCAACTTTAGTCCTGATGAGGATGCGCAGGTTATCCGCTTAAGAAAGCAGGGGTTGAGCTTCCGCGAGATAGGTCTTGCCATTGGGAGGAAAAAAGGTTCTGTCCGTTCCTGCCTGGGGCGTCTTAAAAAATCCGGGATATACTCGGAGGAGAACTGATGTCAACCCAGGAAACAAAAGGCGCCGTATTCGCCTACGGAGAAAACGACCACCCGGCGGATCTGCTTTCCAGCGCTGCCGCCGTCACCCGCTTTATCAGCGAAACGGCGGGTAGTTTCAGCTTCGAAAAGAATGACCTCGGGTTGTCGGAAGAAGGAGCAAACGGCCTGGTGATAATTTTACACGGAGTTGAAAACACCATTAATCTGGCTATAGAACGGCTTTAAAAAGTAGCAAACAATATCCTGTTTTCCCCAAGCCTCCGGTATTCACCGGGGGCTTTTTTTGTGCTCAAGTACTGAGCCCCTTCATCTACACCCTTGACCCACCATCCTCTATAACTCTTTTCATACATCACGTTTCTTCCTCCTAAACCGGGACAGGCCCCATGTCCTGTCCCGGTTTACCTGAGGTTGAAACCAACTGGAGAGAGTCATGCCCACACCAAAATACGATTACCTTATCCGCACCTATACTCCCCTCTACTTTGAGGATGAGGTCGCCTGGCAATGGATTAAGGCTCAAGCAATTGCCGAATCCAACCTTGATCCGGACGCAGTAAGCGAGGCCGGTGCTGTAGGCATCATGCAGCTTATGCCGGAAACATCCAAAGAGTGCGCCGGTGAGCTGTGGGTGCCTGATACCCCGTTCGATCCGCAAGTCAATATACTGATGGGTATCCATTATCTGCATAAAAAATGGCTGACATTTAAAAAGGAAAAAGGCCAGGAGCGGTTGTTTTTCGCCTTTGGTGCCTACAACGCCGGAGTCAACAATATCATCAAGGCCCAGCGAGCAGCTTCGCGGCCTGATATCTGGCACGATATAGCTGCAGTGCTCCCTCAGATCACGGGAGAGAAAGCTTTTGAAACAATCGAATACGTGCAGCGTATTCGGCAGATCCGAGAGTCAATGATCGGCGTCTCGTAACTTTTAAACAAACTTTAACAGGAGCAAAAAATGAAAGGATGGAAGACATACACAGCCGCTACAGCGTTAGCAGTCCTCGGCATTCTCACAATCATCCAGGGCGATGTACCCGGTGGAATACAGCAAATTGTAAGTGCTATGGCGTTGACCGGAGTTGGCCACAAACTGGATAAAGCAGGATTCTAGGCAGTTTGATGGATGACCTTGATCGTGCGCAAGAGGCGGACGAAAAGTTCCGCAACCAGGTTCTTGCGGCCCACGCCAACAGAATACGCTCCGGGACAGCCTCACTTGCAAACTGCATTGACTGTGATGCCGAAATCCCGGAACCAAGAAGAATCGCGGTTCCTGGATGTGAACGCTGTGTGCGTTGCGAGCAAATAAACGAGACCTTACGAAGGAGATAACAGTGAGTCCGGAAGAAATTAAATTTTTCACTGCGGTATTAGGCCTCATCAGCCAGCTTGGCATGGCGAAGGTGGGTGGAGCATTAATTATGATGTTCTTTGCTCCCTGGCTGATTTTGGTCGTTGTCTCCATAGCACAACATCGACGTTTCGAAGCAGTAGTCGAAATGTACGAAAACAACTTCACCCAAACCGGCGTCATTGTGGCACTCACAGAGGGATACCGCGACATGACCAAGGGGTACGAAAGACTTGTGCAGTGGACAACAGTCGAGGTCACAGAAGCAAAGGAAGCAGCGCTAAACAACATGCACTGCCCCATTGTAAGAAAACACGCAAAACCAAAGGACATTAACAATGGGTAACGAACGCCTGAAAATGGAGGGGCAGCTCTATGGTCTCGAAAACGAGACACGTAGCCTCAAATTGAAAATTGAAGGTCTCTGCAGCTTGCTTCGGGAAAATTTAAACACCGCATTAACGCCCATTCAAGAACTGGAGATGCCTATGATTACTGAACAGGCAAGAGAGCTGGAACTGACCTATGCGATACTGCAGGGAAAGGAACACCGCATAGCCCGTCTAAACAGGGAGCTTGGTCGTGGGTAAAAAAGGCGATCGCGCTGCAAAAGAGGGTGTTGCTAAAGACCTCTACGCTCAAGGCAAAACCCTTGATGAAATTGCCGGTCTTCTGGATAGCTCGGTCACCAGTCTTTCCAGATGGAAAGCCGCTACTAAATCACCAAATGAGAAATATGACGAATGGGAATTAGCCCGTCAACGGCACCGTGATTTTATTGAAGAGTTGCGTGCTCTGTTCCGTGAACAGCTTGAGTACATCCGTAGTTTACCTGCAAAAGATAGAAGCTCTCAGGATTATGACGCGCTCAGTAAGGCAGCAGCAATCGTTCGTAAGTGGGACGATATCGAGCGGGCAGAAGCCGCCAAGCAGATGGAAGCAGTTACACCGGTTGACATAGACAGACCAGCCATCTTCCTCGAAGATTTTGAATGGATAGCGCGGCAACTGCAAAAAATAGATCCTGAAGGGTTCAAAATACTCGCCAGGAATTTTGATACACTGGTACTCCAATTTAAAACCGAACATGCGCAAGCGGCCTAAATTAACAGAGAACAGGTTTGACGCCTGGGTAAAGGATATCAAGGGATGGATTACGGAATCCGTTTCCCCCTTTGAAGATGATACCCCGGAGAAAAAAGCCGCCCGTATCGAACTCGGCCGCCATGACCTGCTGTACTTTTGTAAGACCTATCTGCCTCACTATTTCCCAGTGGAGTTCGGTGATTTCCACGAAGAGTGGGAAGAACTCTCCGAGCTGCAGGATGAGGTCGCCCTGGTCGCTGCCCCGCGTGAACATGCCAAGTCTACATTCTGGTCGTTTGCCATCCCGATTCGCAACATCGTTTATGGGCTTAAAAAATTTCAGCTCATCATCAGCGACACCAATGACCAGGCTGTGGGATTCACGTTACCAATCCGGTTGGAGCTTGAGGACAATATCCGGCTGCGCCATGATTTTGGAGACCTGAAAGGAGGCACCTGGAAAACCGGAGATTTTACCACTGCCAACGGCACAAGAACCCTGGCTAGAGGAAAAGGCGAAAAGGTGCGCGGCTTGAAGAACCGCCAAAATCGCCCAGATTTTGCCGCAGTCGATGATTTTGAAAATGATGAGAATGTTGAGAATCCAAAGCTTGTAGTGAAAGGAATGCGCTGGCTCAAGCGGGCAGTGATTGGCTCTATGGGGACAGGGTTTCTCTTTGTCATGGTGGGCAACCTGTTTCATCCCAAATCTGTCCTCTCCCAGCTCATTGCTGAAAAAGACGCAGAGGGGAACACGCTTTACATCTCAAGGGTCTATCGGGCCTGGATAGATTACGGCAAGCCTGAACAACGCCCTCTTTTTCCTGCGCTCTGGCCACCAGAACGGCTGATAAAGAAAAAACGCACAATGGGCACCAGGGATTTTAACGCCGAGATGATGAACCTCACCGGCGACGATGATTCCCCATTTCAGGAATCCTGGTTTGTTTTCTTTAAGCGTTCGGAGATCCACGTAACACCGATGGATGTTGCTACCTTTGTGGATCCATCTGCCAAAAATGGAGAAAACAACGATTACAAGGCGATTATCACCATGGGGCTGGATCGCTCGAGCATGAAATTCCGTTGTCTCCATGCCACAATCCGCCACCTTTCTGTTGGGGATATGTTCAGGGCAATCTACGCCCAACACGACCAGTATGGCGGGATCGTAGGCATCGAAGAGAACATGCTCAAAGATTTCCTCCATGAGGCAATTTACAACTATGCAAAAGAAGTTTGCCGCTACCTGCCATGGCAGGCTGTTCACCATTCCACAAACAAAGAGTCGCGAATCATCGGCACACTCAGCTATCTGGTGGAACACCAAAAGATAGAATTTGAGAAAGGCCATTCAGATCAGGATCTGCTAGTGGAACAACTGATCTATATCAACAATAAAAACATCAATGATGACGGCCCGGATGCACTGGAAGGTGCGGTGGCGCTGCTACAGGTTGGCGGCAGAGAAGTTCAATTCGAATCCGTCTCCAAACGACGCTTTGCCAAAAAAGGAGCCTGGTAATGGGATCAGTAACACTCTACGACCAGTTCAATAGAAAAATTAACCTGTCCCAAACCAAAACACCCGACAAAACCCCTCTGGGTGTAGCTCCGATGCTGGACAGTTTTCGCGAGTACGTGACAGAAGGTCTTACCCCTGAACGGCTGGCCAAGATTTACAAAGCTGCAGATACTGGAGATATGCGCTCCCAGGCCGAGCTGTTTGAACTGCTTGAGGAAAAGGACGGCCATCTGCTCTGCGAACGAGATAAACGCAAGAATGTGATCCTTGATCTGGACTTCAAAGTGGAACCGGCCACTGAAGATGCCAAGGGGCAGCAGGTAGCAGACTTTGTTCAGAAGACACTTGACGGCATGGCTGACCTGGATGAGAGCATTCTCTCCATGCAGGATGCGGTGGGTAAGGGATATGCAGCGCAAGAAATAAACTGGGATGTTTCCGAAGGCCAGGCCGTACCCATTGCTCTTGAGTTCCTGGAACAGAAACGCTGCACCTTTATGGATCCAAAAGGACTGCTTCAAAAATTCCCACGCCTGGTCACAGATGAAGATTCCATGGGGATGGAGATCCCGGCCTGGAAGGTGCTTTTTCATCAATATGGCGGCAAGTCCGGACACCCAACCCGTTCCGGCATTTACCGGGTGGCCTCCTGGATGGTGCTCTTTAAAAATTACGCAATCAAAGACTGGGTGATTTTTTGTGAGATATTCGGCATGCCTCTGCGACTTGGCAAATATGACCAGGGGGCGTCAGATCCGGAGAAAGACGCTCTTCGTCGGGCAATTACCAGCCTGGGCAGTGATGCAGCAGGGATAATTTCCAAGTCCACAGAGATTGAGTTTGTCCAGAACGTTACCAAGGGAACCAGCGATCTCTACAAACTTCTTGCCTCGTTTTGTAATGGCGAGATATCCAAGGCCATTCTTGGCCAGACACTGACAACAGATGTTGATGGCAAGGGCAGCTACGCCGCATCTAAAACGCACAATGAAGTGCGCCTGGATCTCCTCCGTGCTGATGGACGTGCCATTGCTTCCACTATCCGTGATCAGCTGATCCGGCCTCTTGTCGGCTTCAATTTTGGTTGGGATACAGCGCTGCCAAAATACAAGGCCATCTTTAAAGAGCCGGAAGACCTGGTGGCGAAGTCCGAATGGATGGGCAACATGCTGGCGCATTTACGCATGCCGGTTTCTTTTGTGAACCGCTCCTTCAGTATCCCGGATCGTGAGGGTGAGGAAGAGATGGTGGGTGGCCCGGTTACAGTAGAGCCATTAAAGACAGAAAGCGCCAAGATCATTGTTGCCAAGGATTCAACCAATAAAGACCAGATCGATATTTTAACAGAAAAGACCCTGGCCCAGGGAAGTATGGAGGAGCTGCTACAGCCTGTAAAAGATTTGCTCGACCAGGTGGATAGCCTTGAAGCATTCCGGGACGGTTTACTCGCTCTCTATGGTGCAATGGACACGACCGCACTTGCAGACGTCATGCAGCAGGCATTTGCGTTGGCAGAGCTTGCCGGTCGTTTTGACGTGGAGGCTGAAAATGGCCTGTAAACGTTTTTTGAGGACATTGTGCTTCCAGCCACCAGAGTGCTCCTGCACGTCAAATACAGGCGAATTTAAACACAGTTTAAACATGGGTGCGGTATGAGGGGGCCGTCTGCTCAATACGTATCACTGCCCTTTAGTAATGCCATAGCATTTTTCAAGCAAAAAGTGACTCTTCCCACTGATGCCTGGGATGATCTGTGGCAAGGAATGCATAGCCGGGCATTTGTGGTTGCTGGTGCAACGAAAGCGGAGCTGCTTCTTGATTTTCGCAAGGCGGTTGATAAGGCCATAAGCCAGGGCACAACCCTTGCCGAGTTCAAAAAAGACTTTGATTCCATAGTCGAGCGTCACGGCTGGCAATACAAGGGCAACCGTAACTGGCGTTCGGCCATGATCTATCAAACGAACCTGGCAACGGCATACGATGCCGGGAAGTACAAGGCCATGACCGATCCTGATGTCCTTTCTGTCAGACCGTACTGGCGTTACATGGCTTCAAGATCGGCTAATCCCAGGGAAGAACATAAGCAATGGTACAACCTGGTGCTCCCTTATGATGATCTTTTCTGGGAGACCCATAGTCCGCGAAACGGTTGGGGCTGTAAATGCGGCATTCGCAATCTTTCAGCCAGGCAGCTTGAGCAGCTGCAGGAGGAAGAAAAAGACGGCCCGTATCCAGTACGAACAAAAGCGCCTGAGGCTGAGCACTACGACTGGACAAATAAAAAGACAGGTGAGGTTCACCAGGTGCCAGTGGGGATTGATCCCGGCTGGGATTACAACGTCGGTGCTGCCACCTGGGGAAAACGACTATCGAATCAGGTCATGGATGAGTACCGGGGCATGAAAAACGATGCCTGGGAGGTTCTCACACCTGGGAACTGGGCAACATACGGTTTGACAGAACAGCTGCAGCCGGACACTCCGGTGGCCTCAATCGGTCCGAAGGTTGTTGAGCCTGAGGCAGCGGTAACGGCCCTGGAAAAGATCATTGGCGGGCCTGAACGCGTATACAGTTTTTCTGCTCCTCAGGGCATCCGTTATGACCTCCTGATGAACGCAGAGACTTTGATCAGCCACATTGACCTGAACCGGACGCCTTACCTGCCTTTCCTGCCGGAAACTTTGACAGATCCTCAAGAGGTGTGGCAGCGCTTTGATCGGCACAAGGGCACTGGCAAGGTGGTTTTGAGACAGCGAATCATCAAATTGCTGCCGGTAGGTCGTGGAAAAAAAGGAGTGCTGGTGATTTGTGAAGCAAAAGATGGATGGATTGAGGCCTGGACAATGATGCCGATTATAAAGCTCAATTATTTGAACAAACAGAGAACAGGTCAGCTGGTTTACAGAAAGGAATAAGTACCGACAGGTTGTCGCGGCGCCCCCGGCTCTGTTTATGGCGATTATTGATCCGCGACTCAATCGCCACAACATTAACATTATTGTAAGTCAAAAACAGGAAAAGATCAAGTATGGCAGGCAGTGCAGTCAATATTTCAATGTCCATCATGGATCGGCAGATCAGGGAGCAGCTGGAGAAAATGCAACTTCGGCTCGGCCACCTGCAGCCTGCACTGAAAATCATTGGTGACATTGTAGAGGACTCTGTAGAGGAAAACTTTGCCAAAGGCGGTCGGCCCCAGAAATGGCAACGGCTGGCACCAGCCACGGAAGCGAAGAAAAAAGGAGGCAGCATACTCGTTGACCAGGGCTATCACGGTGGCCTTCTGGGATCCATACATAGTGAGGTTGGTCATAACTCCGTGATGGTCGGCACTGATAAAAAATATGGTGCGATCCATCAGTTTGGCGGCAAGGCAGGCAGAAACAAAAAAGTCACTATTCCAGCAAGAGAATATCTCCTGGTCCAGGATGAGGACTGGGTTGAGATACTGGCAGAACTAAACGACTACATCATGTTGAGGAAAATATGAAACTACTGACCATCATTGCAGCCCTGGGCTTGAAACCCGATCAAGAGCATTTGCCCGAGTGGTTTTGCATCTTTCCTGAAGGAAAAAACGAGGTGGAAGGTGTTGGCACTTACCTGGTCGATCATGCTTCCTGGAAGGTTGTTCAGGCCAGGCTTGTGAGAAGAGGTGTAGATATTGTCTTTGATTACGAGCATCAGACCTTGGCCGATGTCAAAGCTCCTGCAGCTGGATGGTGCCGGGAGTGGCGCTACAGCGAGGGTATTGGGATTGAGGCACGAATCAAATGGACAGAAGAAGCTGCCGGGTATCTGGCCAAGGGGGAATATCGCTACTTCTCCCCTGTCTTCAACATCCGGCAAGAGGATAAACGCCTTGTCGCTGTACACAGTGTGGCGCTTACCAATGCGCCCAGAACAAACAACATTAAACCGCTCCTGGCAAAGCTTGGGGCAGAACTCAACAAGGAGAACGGAATGGATTCACTGAAAATTATGATTGCTGCCCTGAAGCTTAAAGAGGACGCAACTGAAGACGATGTGGTGGCCGCAGTTGCCGAGCTGCAGAAACAGTCACCGGTGGAAGTTGTGTCTAAGGCGGTTGTTGACGCTCTGGGAGTGGATACGAATGATGAGTCCACAGTGGTCGCCTCTATCCACGCCCTGAAGCAGACTGAAAAGACCATGGTCTCCAAGGCAGACTTTGACGCGCTGACCAGAACACTTGCGAAACGTGATGGTGATGAAATCGTGGCCAAGGCCATGAGTGATGGCAAGATTACCCCGGATCAAAAGGAGTGGGCGGAGGAATATGCCGGTCGAGATCTGAACGGATTCAAGACCTTTGTTTCAAAAGCTCCGGTCGTTATTCCGATACGTAAACTCCCTGAGGGTCAGACCAAGGCTGAACAGGACGCTCTTTCCGATTCCGTGCTGGCTGTTGCCAAGCTTATGGATGTTTCCGCAGAGGATCTGAAAGAGTACGGCCAGATTAACGAAGGATAAGACACAAACCAATAAATCTTCATCGAAGATGAATGAACATCGGGAGAATTGAAAATGGCTCTAGCAAAAGACAGAAACACCCCAATTAAAGACGGCGAAATACTCGTCGTAGGTATGGGTGCGACACAAAAAGTTTATGCCGGAAGTATGGCTGCTAAAAATGCATCCGGTTACATCCAGCCTGCAGCCGATGTGGCAGGACTTGTGGTGGTGGGTATGGCCGATGAGCAAGTCGATAACTCAGCAGGAGCGAATGGTGATCTGGATATCAGCATCCGAAGGAAAAAAGGTTTTATCTTCAAAAACTCTACTACCAACGCGGTCACCATTGCCCATCTCTTAACTGATATCTACGTGGAAGATGACGAGACCGTAGCCAGCGCCGGGGGCACCAATAGTATCGTGGCCGGGAAATGCCTTGCCATCCTCGATGAGGGTGTGCTGGTGGAAATCAACTGACCCATAACCTTTTTATCAGCTTTTAAATTCCAGTTAAAGGAGACTTCAAATGATCATTAACAAAGCAAATATTGCGGCAATCTTTATCAGCCTCAATACCGTTTTCAACAAGGCTTTTGCCGGAGCGGAAACCACCTGGCAGAAGTATGCCATGCTGGTACCGTCCACCACCAGTCAGGAAGATTACTCCTGGCTCTCCAGCTTTCCCAAGATGCGCAAATGGATTGGAGACAAGGCCCTTCGGTCCCTTTCCGCTTTTAAATACACTCTCCTCAATGAGGATTTTGAGGCCACTGTGGAGGTGGATCGCAACCATATCGATGATGACCAGATCGGTATTTACAATCCCATGGCCCAGGAAGCAGGATCCTCTGCTAAAAAGTGGCCCGATGAGATCTGCGGTGAGGTGATGGACGGAGCATTCGCCAATAAGTGTTATGACGGCCAGTACTTTTGCGATACCGACCATCCGGTGGGTGATGGTGAAGGCGGTGTTGTGTCCGTTTCCAATAAGGGGACTGCTGCTCTTGCCATTACCACTCTGGCTGCAGCTATGGCTTCTTATGGTGCAGCCCGTACTGCCATGCGCAAATTCAAAGATGACGAAGGCCGACCACTTGGTGTGAAACCCAATGTCCTCATGGTACCACCCGCCCTTGAAGATACAGCAAATCTTCTCCAGACCACCGATAGGCTTGAAGATGGTAAACCCAATCCCTACAAGAACACCGCAGAGGTTGTGGTCAATGACCAACTCACCTCGGATACAGCCTGGTTCCTTCTGGATACCAGCCGTCCGGTGAAACCTGTCATTTTTCAGCAGCGTAAAAAGCCTGTCTTTGTCCAGCAGACCAACACAGATTCCGACGATGTCTTCAACCGGAAGAAATACAAATTTGGTGCCGAGTCTCGTGGAAACGCTGGCTATGGCCTGTGGCAGCTCTGTTACGGATCCACCGGCGAAGGCTGATCCGAACGCATAAGTGAATAACCCAGGGAGCGAATCTTCGCCCCCTGGGACACAAGGAGAATAGCATGACCATCATTATTGTAAGCAAACAGGAAGGATTCCGGAGAGCGGGAGTTGCCCATTCTGAAAAACCCGCTAGTTATCCTGATGATCATTTCACCAAGGAGCAGCTGGATAATCTTGAGGCGGAACCTATGCTCAGGGTTTCCCATGTAGAGGATCATGAACCTGATCCAATCACTGAGGATGCGATCGTTGCAGCCATCCATCAAATGAAACCGATGGATGGTACCCAATGGACCAGTGACGGCAAACCTCAGCTTCCCGCCCTTGAAGCACTTTTGCAGGGCAAGGTCACAGCCAAAGAGCGGGATACAGCCTGGGAACGTTATCAGAAGGAAAATAAATAATGTACGCCACCCTGGACGACCTGAAAAAGAAACTGAGTGATGATGAACTGCTTCGTCTCACAGACGATCAGGATCTTGATGTCATTGATGAGGCTATAGTCAATGCAGCTATTGAGGCGGCTGGGGTGGAAGTCGACTCATACCTTGGCGAGCGCTATTCCCTGCCACTCAATCCGGTACCGGGAATTGTAAGCAAGATTGCACAGGATATTGCTGTTTACAACTTGTATGCCCGGAACCACGAAGGGCCAACGGAGCACTGGGAAAAGCGGTACCTGAATGCAATTAAGCTTCTGGATCGCATTGCGGAGGGCCAAGTTACCCTGGGAGCAACTGATCCGGACAGTGGCGAAAGCGAGTTACCGAAAATCGACTCATCCGGGCGGGTCTTCTCCCGTGATTCCATGAAGGGATGGTGAGATGGACACAATTTTAGGTACCATTCAACCTGTTTTACAGGCATTGCCGGGGATCAAGTCAAAAAGGGATGTGTACATCACACCTGATGAGAAGCTGATCCCAAGCGGTCTTAGACAACCATCCATCGGCTTGAAAGACGGGACAGTGCGACGTGTGGAGCTGGGTGGTGGCATGGTTGAAGAGACCCTGCAGGTTACCTGTATTGCCATGGTGAAACTTGACGGGGACGACAGCCTGGTCGGTGAGGCCGGTGTGATCGCCCTTGTGAAAAGCATAGAGAGCGCGCTTGATGAAAATCTGCTTGGCCTTCCCGGGATGGAATCAGCCTGGTCACCATCGGAAACAGCATCACAGCTTTTTTCCACCGACAACCGGCAGTTTCTTGTGAAGAAGAATATCACTTTTGAATACGAACGAACACGACAGCGAGGATAAAACGAATGAGATCATCAAGGGCAACCCATAATATCAGCGCCGTATCTGCTGGAACAATGGAAACAGCCATTAACACTGAGCAAACCGTTGACCTGGCTCTTCTGTCTGACCTGTCAGATGCGGTCAATCTTGAGCCGCGTCGGGAAACCAATGCCGATGAGGCCACAGGCCATGAAGAGCCAACCATGGTCTATGACAACGGCGCAACCTCTGGCGGGAACCGGAACTTTTCCAAGGCGCAACCCCAGCATTTTGCCTTTCTCCTGGCCTATGGTCTGGGGAGTTGTGCAACAGCAGCTGCCGGTAGTGGCTATGAACATACAATCACCCCCATCGATGGTGATGTAGATAATGACCGATCGCTTCCTTCGTTTTCCCTGCTCACCCGTTTTGGCAAAACTGTTCTCAAACGGCGTTTTATCTCCATGTTTGTTGACCAGGTGTCTGCCACCTTCGCCAAAGATGACTGGGTCAAATGCAACGGCACACTCAAAGGCACCGGCAAGCATGTGGATAATGTTGTTGAGGAGTCTGTAACAGCACCGGCTGATAGTGTCAGCCTGGATCTTGCTGCCAATGGTGTTGAGGGGGCAGACGCATCCGGCCGCTTGGATAACATCCAGCGGATCCGCGTGGAGCTCACTGTGGGTGTATGGACTGAAGTTGAGTACACGGCTGTCGATGCCTTAACTCCTGCGTCAATAACCATCACTGCACCGTCAGTAGATCCGGGAGATGTCACTTACAAAATTCTTTATGTCCCCACCGAGGGCGCTGAATTTGACCTACCCGCTGCCGTAAAGGAAAGCCCGCTGCGAGTTGCCCAGATGACAGCAGTACTGGGAGGAAAATGGACTGGAGCTGCCTTTACCGGTGGCCGTGCAGTCTCCTCTGAGGTTAACCAGATTCAATACGATTTGAGCAATTCTCTGGAGATTAATTTTGTTCCCGGAGCTGGTGGTGCCTACGCTGCATCGAGCTTCCGGCCTGCGAGAAATCAGACCTTAAAGGTGGATCGCAGATTCAAGGATTTTATCCTCCAGCAGCATATGGGGGACAATGACACCTTCGGCTTCCATATCCTCTGCCAGGGAGCTGAATTTGATGTCGGCCACAACTACCAGGTTGAATTTGTTTTCCCCAGGGTGGCTGTCTTGAATGCGCCAATTTCCGTTAATGGCAAGGTTCTTGCCGAGGCTGGAGATTTTGCTGTTCTGGAGGACGATACCCACGGCTCTGTTGTGGTCAAGGTCAAGAACTTACAGACCGGATACGCACAGTAATTTTTTCAATTCATCATAAATAGAAAATCAAACCAACAGGAGTACATCATGCCACGAATAGTCAATGCAAAAGTAAATGAGGTCAGGATCTGGGACAACATCTCTGGATCTGAGATTGTCCTTCATTATCGCCAGCCCACCACGAAGGAACGCCAGGAATATACTAATATGAGCCTCCAGCGCCATGGGAATAAAATCACCTCTAACAAGGCCGCTGCCAGATTGAAGTACGGATCTGATGTCCTGGTCGGCTTTCGGGAAGGTGATTTTGTAAAGAAGGAAGGTGAAAAGCTTGTTGCCTTTTCTTCAGATCCAAACAGTGAAAACTACCTTGAGGAGTGGAAGAAAGAGATCGAGGAAGGATCCTGCGATATTGTCATGCTCCTTGCCGCTCATGTCTTTGATGCACCTGCAGAGATCAGTGGAGACGATATCGAGGGAAAGTAAAAAAGGATCTTGCTGCGATCAAGCGCGGCCTCTGTACCCTTGAGGAGGAGGAAAAGTGTCTGCAGGAATCCGGTACCAATTTGGCCTGGGCCTGCAGTCACTGCCCTAAAAAAAGGCGTGATGAGATCATGGCTTACACAATCAAACTCCTTCGCCTGTCAGCGCTTGCCCGTGGTGGATATCCTTTTCAAGCGAATGACCTGACCTTGGAAGAATGGGCTGATTTAAGCCTTGTTAAAGATGCCTTACAACCCCAGTTAAATTGCCCTTTAATGCGTAAGAAATGAACTCAAACAAACTCAACATAATCATCGAAGTCGACGATAACGGGACGCCCGTCATACGTAAGCTCGGCAAGGAGATGGAGACCTCCAGCCGCAAAGGTGATGAAGGGTTTAAGAGAACCAATCGGACGCTTGGGGATTTTAATACCAAGGTTGATAAGGGGAGTACTCTGGTTAAAGGCTTGGGTACTGCCTTGGCCGGGTATCTTACCGCGCGGGCTGCTGGTGAAGTGCTCATGCTTGCCGACAACTATTCCCTGCTCAATTCTCGTTTGCGCCTGGTAACAGACTCTGCTGCTGAGCTGGAGATGGTGCAAGGTGAACTGTACCGTATCTCCCAGGATACCGGCACCCTTTACGCGACCAACGCCCCGTCCTATGCCACACTGGCAATGTCTTTAAAAGAGATCGGAGCCTCTTCGCGGGAGATGCTTGGCATTACGGAGATGGTCAATAAGTCCCTGGTGGTCTCTGGAGCAACAGCAGAAGAAACCAGCTCCTTTATGCTCCAGTTTAAGCAGGCTTTGGGATCAGGGGTTCTGCAGGGTGAAGAGTTCCGGGCAATGATGGAAGCCAACTCCTATTTTGGGGCCCAGTTGGCGAAAGCCCTGGATACAGATATAGCCGGGCTGAGGAAGATGTCAGCGGAAGGAGAACTCACCACCGATCTGTTGCGAAAGTCTTTCCCGGCAATGGCCGAGGAGATCAATACCGCCTTTGACACCATGCCTGTCACCATTGGCAGAGCCTTTAACCGGATTAAGAACTCCCTGGGTAAAACCGTCGAAATGATCAACGAGGGTACTGGCACAACCTCGAATATGGCAGAGGCAATGGTTAAACTTGCTGACAAGATCGACGACTTGAGAAGCAATGAAGATTTCCAGGCTTTTGTTGAGTCCATGGCTGAAAAGCTTCCAGATCTCGCTGAGAATATCGATGTGCTGGCCACAGCCTCCGCGCATCTGTGGACAGTTTTCAAAGAAGGAACAGGTACTATTAAACAGATTGATCAATCCATGGTCAGTTTCTTTGATACCGTTATTCCTGGCACGGAAGCTTTTCTGGCCAGGATGAACAAAACAGCTGCAGAAGCATTTAACCCTATGGCTGTGGTTCGGAAATATAACGATTCAATGGATGCTATTCAGGTTCTTTTTGACTCGGTTGGCGAACTTAATGATTCATCGCAAGGTTTCCAAGACTTTTTTGGCTCTGGTAAGACAACAGAGGATCCCTTTTCTGCTCCTGCCAAGTCTGCAAATCAACTGGCTGCTGAGATGGAAGCCCTTGCCAGCAAACAGGAAGGGTATACAGAAGCGGTAGAGGGCACTATAGATGCCCTGAATAAGCAGGGTGATGCTCATATTAAATTGAGTGATAAGCAACTGAAAGCTGCAGAGAAGATCATCCAGAGTGAACAAAAAGCGGCTGATGAGGCGGCTCAAGCAAAAAAGGAGATGTACGAAGAAGCAGGAATCGGAGCAGAAGCCTATTACTCGGAAGAAGCCACTGCCCTGCTGGAAAAGGCAAAGCTCTGGGAAAAGAACGGGGCTGATACGTTGGCTGTAGAGGAATGGCTATACGAACAACTGGGGCAGCTTTCATCCAAGGCCATGGATGAAGGAGAAGTTATGGCCTCCATGGCCATGGATAACCTGCAGGCACAAGGCTTAACCGCACTGGACGAGATGATGGGCGCCACCCAGGAAGGTATTGATCAACTGGCTCAATACGGTTTGCAGCTGGACACCCTAGACGGCACAGAATTTACGGTATATGCCAGCCTTGACGGCTCCGGTGTTGATTCTACCATCGACAGGCTTATCGGTCGCTTTCAGGCACTGGCTGGAGCAGCTACGTCTGCAAGTAGTTCAGCTGGGGGAGAAAGAGGAACAAGTAGTGATCCTGAGACCCAAGCATGGCTAGACAATCAACAAAGCAGTGGAAATAGCACAAGCCATCCCAATGGCACAAGTAGAGACGCTGGAATACAGGCATGGTTAGACAGCCAGTCAAATGGTGGGAGTACAACTAATACAACAAACATCAACATCAACCAGCAACTATCCCGGTCTGATGTGTCTGCCATCCTTGCGGAAAAGAGCCGCCAGGAGGCACGAAGCTAATGGCTGATATACGGTTCGGACTTGGCGCATACGTCCTCCAGTTTTCCAAGGGGATCCAGTATCCGGTACAAAAGCCTGTGGAACAAAAACAGGTGATGGTACGCATGGGTGGAGGTGCCTGGCAGGTGGAGGATCTGGGTGGAGAGATTGCTCAGTTTCCGATCGTATTTAAGGGTCTGCCCGCCGAGGATTATATAAATTTGATGTACTTCCATAAGTACATCTGTGTCGGTGCTGCCAACAATTTTACGTATTACGACGAAAACGCAGACTCCTTTCTCGTCAAGTGTTTGACCACAAAAATCAACTTCCCAGAAACATCCTACCGCCGCCATAGCGGTGAGCTGCTCCTGGAGCGTGTCGAATGAGATCCGACCTGACTCCTGCATTTATCGCTGCTAAGAACGCCCCCTTCAGGCGTCCCCGTCAGTGGCTGATCTTTAAATTCCCCACTGCTGGAAACGTGTATATCTCTGACCAGCCGCTGGGTGCTGCCGATGGTCTTAGTCATGAGTTCCAGCCCCTGGTTGTAAGCTGGGGAGATCTGATAGACACAGTGGGAGATGTGCAGGCCACGGAGAGTGGCGAGATCCGGCAAATGTCAATATCCCTCTGGAACGGGGGGGAAACGCCTTTCTCTAATTATTTCCTGTACGAACACCCGGAAAACGTGGAGGTGGAGCTTTACCAGTGGTTTGTTGGTTTGGCCGAATCCGACGCGGCACTTATGGACAGGTTTGTGGTTGCTGATCCCATTAAGTTTGATGAGGCATCCCGCCTGCTGGATCTTGACATCGTCTCTTTGTCCATCCGTTTTGATCAGCCGTGCGGCGACCTGCTGACTAAGGAAGCTTATCCCTATGCAGCGGATAGTGATATCGGTAAAGGGATTCCCCAGGCCTTTGGCAGCACTGGCCAAATTCCTGGCCTGGTTGCCAAGACTGCCATGCAACTAAGTCTAAAGGGGTCGATCTTAAAATCCACCATGACCCTGCAGGTGTATGAAGATCTGGATGAGCTGCTTTTTCCCACTTCCGGTGCCGTGCAAATCGAAGAAGAAAAGATCCGCTACAATGGCCGGACGTCGAGCAGTCTGTCAGTTATCCAGCGTGGCTATCTTTCCGAGGCTGTGACCCATTTGGATAAACGGCAAATCAACCAGATCATCACCGATCATACAATTTTCCTTTGTAAAGGCCCGGTGGCCGCAATCAATAACGTGATGATTGAAGGCTTTCCTGCACCGGCCGGAATTTACACAGTGCGTCCCGATCTTAACCCTGCCAGAATCATCTTTACAGAAAAGCCCTGGGTGAAAAAATTTGCTGAAGGCAGCAGATTTTTAGAGATGCAATTTGACGGTACGGCTAGTGGTAACACTGCCCTCCAGGCACCGTATGCCTTTGACCCCGCAGAAGCGGCCACAGCCGCCAGGATTTTACCGGGTAATAACATCCTGGCCATAATACAGAACACGGTAAACAGCCATCGGGGAGAGATTTTAAAAGCCTATTTGGCAGTCGAACATTGGGAATCCGGCAATTTTCAGTCTGATTATGTTGAGGTGTGGGTCTCTGGCGTAGGTGTGGTGGGCAGGTTGTCAAGACCTAACCCTGCTGATGATATCGTGCTCGATGCGGATGTTGATATTGATCACGGGCATCAACACGAAATAAGCGGAGAACATGAACACGAATTTACCGAACCAACAGTAACTACCTCAGAACCTACAGGTGGACACGACCATCCAACCAGTGCCACCAGAGGAGAAACTAAAAATGGCACACCTGCAGATTTTAACCAGGGGGTCGGATCGTATGGTGGAGGGATGAACGACTATGACGAGACAGAAGTCTGGTTTATGGATCTGGCAAAATCTGCTTCAGGCGGTGTTATAACTTTAAATATGTCAACGGTCATATCCGGGACTGCGCAAGTAAATGCGATCGAATTTGTGCCGGAATGGGGTGATACCATAACTCTGGACAATATTCCGCCAGAAGGGATTAATGGAGCGATAACAATTAACGCTGGTGCTTGGGATACAAATTACACTGACCAACATTATTGGCTGAAGGTCAGATCATGGACATACGCTAACAACGGATCTGTTCTTGTTTACGTCAGTAATCCTGTTATTAATTACAACGCGATTGTTGGCAGTGTCCAAGGTGAGAATGCTGGTGTAACAGCTGCTGCCTCTAATAGTAGAGTTATTGCAAAAAGTACAACGCTGCAGGGCGTCGGGATAAAAGATGCGAACGATGTAAAGCCCCTTGCTACCGATAATCAGGGCCTGAATATTACTAAGCAAGAGAACCCATCCCGCACCATCGTCAATCTTTTTGACCTTACCAGCCAGGTGAATTTTGACTGGGGCTGGTTCACCGGGCGTGAGATCCGGGTGACCTATTTTGATACGGGTGTCGGTGAGGGGAAAACCGTCCATATCCTCCACTGTTTTTTTGATGTGGAATATGTGCCTGCAGAAATTGTTTTTTCAAACAAGGTTACTGCCGAAGTGACTGCTACTATTTCGCGGCCGGATCTCGCGGTACAACACTTGCTCACCGACAGAGCAGAGGTGCCGGAGTCAGATTTTGACGCCGACTCGTTTGCCGCCATTGCTGGCAAGTACACCACGCTTGGCTACAGACTGGACGGCCTGATCGATCCCACACTCATTGTCCGTGATGCCATTAAAAAGATCTGTTTCCAGGCCCATTCCCGTTTTATCCCATCCGGCGGAAAATTAAAAATGGTGCTCCGCGAAGGGCATCCAGATTCAAAGCCTGCAGCCAAGACCCTTACATCTGACGAGGACCTGGTGGAGCGCTCCATATCCGTTTCCCGTCAGCCATTAAAGGATATTTCAAACAAGGTTCAACTGTTCTTTAAACGTGACTGGACGGTGAGTGATACGGACACCACGGGCTATCTGGACTCTGTCACCAGGGAGGACACTAAATCTATTGCGCTGTTTGGGCTTAAGGTGCGCAAGGATGCCTTTAATTTTGATCTTATTCGTGATCCAGGCATGGCCGGAGCAGTTGCCGATTTTTATCTGATGACCAGTGCCTTTCCCTCTAGTTTTTATACATTTCTGGCCTGTCTTGATCAGTTTGAACTTGAAAAAGAGGACGTGCTGCAGGTGTCTGCAAATTTTAACAAGATGTCGAAGGTGCCAATGATCGTGCGGGCAATGGACAGGCTCTTTGGCTCGCTCAACAGTAGCTCTCCCAATCTAATGCGGATTGTGGCGGAAAACCTCTATTACATCCTTATTGAGTTGGCGCATGCAGATCAGGTACTGGTCATGGATGCGCTGTCAACGATGACGGAATATTCCGATGCTGTGCATGTCCTGGATCAGCTTTTTAGTCAGCTCGATTTAAGCCGGGAGGATGAGGCCAAGATTGGCGAGTCCCTGCTGATCCTTGTGGACTGGCACAAGGTAAATACCGATACAGTGACTCTGGATGATCTGCTCCTTGGAGTTATGCAATGTCTGCGCACGGACACCGCTGTCATGATGGATGATATCGAGTTTTATTCCAGCTATGGCTACGGCTCCGGTGGATACGGACAGATTCCGTATGGCGGAAAGACAGCGTATAAACAAAAAAATCCTGATCAAATTTACATTTTTGAGCAGCTATTCAATCTGCTTTCGGCTTTGCGAAATGATGCAATACAAGTGTCCGAGACCTGTTTGTTTTCCTCCGGCTACGGGGGCAAATTAAGCTCTGGATATGGGCTAACACCATATGGGATGTGAAAAAAAAAGAAATGAAAAAAAGTGAAAAGCTCTTGGATCTACTTAAAAGATTTCTAACCCGTCACGAGAGGATTGTACCGGCAGATGAACTGCAGATCAACATGGTACAGGCGATCAAAGTGTACTGTGTCCACTGTAAAAAACATATTTTTTATATAAAGGACAAATCTAAAGGGGCAAGACTTGAGAACCTGGCACCGCTTGCAGGCCATACTGCCCCTCGGAATTTTAATTGTCCGTTTTGTAAGCAAACTAGCGTGGCGTATAGCCCCGCAGTAACACTCCGAACCGATAGGGGGTATATCTCATGATTTTAGCTTTTCTGATCAATAAACTATACAGGCTGTCCGTTAATATTTGGGATCTGCTTGTCCTGACATTTTATTCATGGACGAACCTCCGGCATATTCTGCTGAGTCTCCGTGACGGTATCAATCCTTATGGCAGGGTGCATTTCAAAAAATATATCGAAGCCACGGGTGAGGTTACTTATGAAGGCTGGAGCTGGAACTTGGTAGTAGGCACTGGCAAAGCGCATATCGCTACTCTGCTGGCTAATGGAGGACCAGCAGTAATGCGCTATATGGCCATTGGTACAGGGACAACAGCAGCCCTGAATTCAGATTTAGCCTTGAAAACCGAACTGGATCGGAACCTTTGTGACTCCGTAGTTCAGGGCACAGGGGCCGACAACAACAAGGTATATTTTACTTGCACCTGGCCTGCAGGAGATGGCACCGGACCAATTACCGAAGCGGGAATTTTCAACTCTGCTTCTGCAGGACAAATGCTGTGCCGTTCTGTTTTTGCTGTAAAAAACAAAGAAGCTGGTGAGGCAATGGTGCAAACCTGGATCATCACCATATCCGCTTAGGAGGACGCCATGCCAGATCCAGTAGTATTATATACAAATCAGCTTAAAAAGCGGATGCCAGAGGCCGGGTTTTTGAACTGGGCAGACGAACGCAGTGTTGATGACCAAATTGATGATGTGGTCATGGGTGCGCTCCTCACCAAAAACCGGGTCATTAGTGGTTTAGCAGTAAGTCATGGCACTGGTCTTAATGTCAATTTCACCTCCGGTGTTGCAGATATCGCCGGGGTGGTCTACCATATTGATGCGGGTAGTGTTGCCCTGACTGCAGCAAGTACCACCCCTGAACGAGTAAACTGGGTCTATGTTAATAATACCGGAACTGTGGTCGATGCCACGGCTCCACCGTCCGGCGACTACATTCCGCTGGCTCTCGCGGATACTGACGATACGACAGTACTTAGGATTGCAGATTTGCGGCCTTTTGCTGCTGATCAGGGAGCGGTGGAAAACGATTGTATAAACGGCAGGTTCGATATCTGGCAACGAGGAACTACACAGACAGCTGGTGGGTATAGATCTGCTGATAGATGGGAATTCACGAATTGTAGTGTAGATAATCCGCATTCGAGAATGGAGTTCCCAGTTGATTCAATTGTTCCACCAAATCATCCAAAATATTATTCTCGTTTTACGGTTAATGTCCCTGGGTCTTTAAATATCTATAGACGAACAAAAATCTTACATCCCGAGAAGTATGCTGGGAAGCGTGTTTTTGTTACGTTTTATGCTAGGGCTAGTATTGCGGGGACATCTTTAATACAAGCTCTAGCTCCTTGGGCCAGTTTTTCTAAAAATGTACAGCTGACAACAGCCTGGAAAAAATATGTCGTATATTTCGATGTAAACGAAGTGCCTGTAGACACAATTATTGGTCCCACAGATTCCATAGGATTCGTTTTCTATTGTTCCAAGAGTACAAGTCCACAAGTGGGGAATTTTGACTTAGCAGATGTTCAGATATACGCCTCTGATATAGAGTTACCAACGAGGCGTAGAACGCCTGAAGAAGAATTGGATCTGTGCTTGGATTATTTCCGAAAAAGTTATGACAATGATGTACCTCCAGGGACAATTACCGATTCCGGATGTATAACCTACGAGAAGCATCCATTCGATGAGACGTCGAATAATTTTTATGATGGAAACCATGAGCTACATAGACCAATGGTACGAGCACCAGCAATCACTATTAACTCGAGTGATTCTGGGAATTCGGGAAATGTCTACGACGTCTTAACCGATACCGATGTTGGTGTAACTTCAGCTGGGACTACACCTAAACTGCTGTGGGATCATTTAACTACAGCGACATATCTTGGATACGCGCTGCTGCGATTCCAATACACAGCAGACGCGGAGATATAG